AAAGGCGAAGGCTGGGTGACGGCAGTAAAGCGGCTTTGAATTCCGGACAAAATGCGCTTGAATTCCGGACGGGAATAAACGCATAAATGTCTTGAATATCGGACAGGAATAAACGCTACCAATTGCGGATAATTAACTCCTTTGCCGCCTTTACATTTTTCGCACCACCTACCGTGTAATTGATCCCCACACTCTCCATCGTTAAACCATCAAACGCTTGTCTCATTTCGGGAATATCGTTAACAGAAATAATCATCTTGCCAGCGATAGACTTGGCTAGAGCCGCTATAACATCGTATTGCTCAAGGCCAAAGTCCACGCCATAACCTTCAGTGCCCCAATACGGTGGGTCGAGATAGAACAATGAATGGGGCCGGTCATAACGCTTAATGCAACCATCCCAAGATAAATGCTCAATAAACGCCCGCGATAACCTTAAATGGGCTGCAGACAACTCTTCTTCAATCCGCAACAAATTGAGCCTGGGCGCGCTTGTTGTAGCGGTACCGAAATGCTGGCCGGTTACCTTGGCACCAAAGGCCATCTTTTGCAGATAATAAAAGCGGGCCGCCCTTTGAATGTCCGTCAACGTTTCTTCAGGGGTTGACTTCAGCCAGGCGTAAATTTGTCGGCTTATTAACGCCCATTTAAACTGCCTTACAAACTCCTCAAAATGGTGTTTAACAACCCTATAAAGATTGATCAACTCGCCATTGATGTCATTTAGCACTTCAACTTCGGAAGGCGCTTTCATAAAGAACAATGCCGCGCCGCCTGCAAAGGGCTCTACATAGCATTGATGCTCAGGGAACAAGGGTAAAAGGCGCTTAGCCAAGCGGCGCTTGCCACCGACCCACGGAATGATAGGAGTTGCCATGTTAAACCTCATTGTTCGATGCTCTTGGCATTCTGAATTAGAGGCTCGGCGGCCTTCAGTTGATTTAAATACCCACAACGCGGGCATTTAATTGAGATGCGAATAAATTCCGCTTCTAATAATTTTTTACGACATTGGTTGCAACGCACAACTAACATAATTACTACTCTGGTCTACCCTTAACACGCTGTGTACACAGTACGGTGTCTAGGCCAAACGCAGGATCAATCTGCCGATGGTGGCCGTTGAAAGTGCACTAACACTAACAACGGTCACACCGTTTTTTACCTACCAAATAATGGCTTCAATTGCAGCTAAATCATCACCCGCCGCTGCTAGCTCGGCCATGCGGATATCTAAATGATTGAGCGAATCAGTAATGTGCGCATCAACAGCTAAACCAACGGCGATAATTTGCGCAGCTGTATGATCAATCCTCACCCAAACGCCAGCCGCATTTTGGCACTTGAACGAATATGGCTCACCAGCAGCACCCAGCGCCTGCGCTTTAGCAAAGCGTGCTGATAAAAAGTTTTGATCGTTACGGGTCGACGGATATGTATGCAAACTGCCCAGCGCTGCACAATCAACACCTGCGACAATTTGAGCTTCGCAAGCCAGGCTAATTTCTGATGTTTTAGCGGCACGCACTTTAACGGCGTCGAGCACCCAGTCGGTACCAACCCATGAATGCAAAGGGCTTGGCTTTGGAATGGATGTAAATCCAGACGGTAATGGGCCGAGATCGGCATGATTAGATGGGTTACCCGTTGCCGTGTCATAAATAGTACCGCGATGATCTACAACATTTGACCAATCGTCATTGTTAAAAACAGGCCACGTCCCCTCAGTAAATACAGGTTGTTTAGGTGTAGAGTTTTCCGGCGTGATGTAATCGCCGGGCGACTTTGGATTTTCCTGAGATATATAGTCGTTAGTAAATTCGCCCGTGCTACCAAATAGATAAAAGGTTTTCATCAGTCCTCCTTAAAATGAGACATAAAATTTGACACGGCGACCAGCGGCTAGGTTAGCTGAGCCTCCTGTACTGCTAGTAAGCTCAGACCCTGCGCTCTGCTGGACTGTTGATGGGGTTGTATTTACACTCTGACCAGTGCCTGCAGAGCTATATGACAAATGCGTATGCGCAATAACCTGACCAACACTCAATGAACCCACCGTACCCGTACCCACAGCAATCGGGACATAACCGTCCTCAAAAAACGGCAGGCCAAAAGTAGACGCACCGTCACCTGCCCCCCATGCAGTACCTATCGCTGTAAATAAATCAGCATAAGTAGCGCGAGATACATTCATAACTACAGTAGCGAGCTGTAAAAAATCACCAACTGGAGCGCCACCCCCGGCAAACGCAATTACTTCTCCAGCTGGCCGTTTAGGTGCAACGATAACGCCCTTAGCTGGATTTTTTAAAACCCACTTGTCCAGAGTTAAGTCATATTGAATTGTCGCCCAATAGCCAGTGCCTGGAATATCCCCGACAGCCAGCGGCAGGTCGTTACCTTTGATAATGGGTTTAGCAGCGATAATGCCGTTATTTGGGGTAAACGTGGGTGTCGTAGTTGTATTAGCAGCCAAACAGCGCACATACAAAACCATACCATGCGATGCCGCTAAATCGGTAATAGCAGGGAAAAACCCAGCTACGATCGCATTAGCAGAGCCAACAACACTAGCCTCCGCAATTTTATAATCGTCAAACTGCACTGCCGATTTTGTTGCATAGTCACCCGCCGGGTTAATCGATGCAAACTTGGCTTGCAACGCTTGCAACAACTGGCCATTGTCGCCTTTATTAAGCACCAAACCAGCCCACTCAATGACGTTGCTTAACTCCATCTGCAACGCATTCATAAAATCGGCTGTGATTTCAGTGGGTGGGCGATTTATCAGCGCATCCTCCATTACAAACATGTGCCCGAGATGCCCCGCGCCGTCAATCTTGTGCATAATTAACCTCTCCACCGCTGCCGGTAATGTCCTCAAACCATAAATAAACATGCGCTTGTTTAAATGCCTTAAGTGCCGCCCACAATAAGCGTGGCGGCACGACAGACTGGTAATAACGCACTCGTAAAATATAACGGCTCCGCAAGCCAAATAACCGACTACCAACCGTACTGCCCGCCCGAAACGGCCCTACCAAATGCTCAACTTGCACCAGCGGCACCGGAAACGTTAATTCCGCAGCTGCACTACTCCACAACCGCGTACCAACCCGGCTACCTACTGCGCACATCTGCCGAGGCATCGTTTCGGCAATACCCGCAACTGCTTGGTTAGCGATTTGCCGATAAGTATCAATGTGCCAATTCGCCACGGTTGGCCGGTGGGTTTCGATGGCATTATCAAGCACAGCCTGTGTTGCCGCATCAACGCGGGCCAACTCTGCCGCCGTGCCTTGCAGCAGCGTAAAACCCACACCGCTTTCCGGCCAATCCCATGCCGCACCCGGCGGCAACAGGGCTTTAATAGCGCGAGCATAGTCATTGGCATCGTGCGGATTGATCTGCATCATGACCACTGCACCGGATTTAATACAAGAATCTCACCCGGCCCAACGGCAATGCTGGCTAGTGGTAACAAGCGGGTATATTGCTGGGTAACCGTTGCGATCGCCGCATCAATCTCAGCCATGGTCAGCAATGACGTCTCTGTTGCCTCGGATAACACCAACGCCTGCAACGCCGCTGTAATGGCCTCGCGGTTGGCGCTGCTATCAAAGCCGGGCAACAACGCAATCATAATATCGACAGCTTTTAACAGTGGGCTGGTGACGCGCCAGTCCGCTGTCGCCGGGGCAATACCATTAAAATAACTTTCCACAGCTGCGAATACAGCAGGTGTTGGCAGGCGATCAGTTAAACCATTGCATATTGGCCGCACAACCACCGTGCCCAAACCCAAAACATGCGGCTGTACTAATGCGCCGGTCACTGAGGGATGCGCGCTTTTAGCCCAAAACCGATAATCCTCAGCCTTTCCAGATCGACCGCCCCGCGTCACCATCACGCGCCATTCATCGGCCACGCGCACCCGCCACGCCTCCAGCGTTTCTTCGGCTGCACCGCCGGTTAATCCAGCGGTATCAACAGTCAACGTACTATTAACGCCAGGTGCCGGATCAACCAGGGTTAACGTCTGGCCTGCCAGCAAATTACCTGCAGCACCGGTGGACACACTGCGCACAGTGACCGATGTGGCCCCCGCACCCAGCGTTACCGCCGCCAATACCGTGTAATCCAACCCGTTTTGGCCGCGCAATAGTGTATTAGCCAGCAGGTCAGTCCCCACCGTGCCGGTAGCCACCACCAGCCCGCTGGCCAATGAGGCTGCTAACCTATCTACGCCATACAACGCCGCCCAATCGAACAACCGCTCCAGCTCGCAGGTAAGCGGGCTGCACTGGGCATCAATCCACTCTAAATAACCGTGCTGGCTATGACATGCCCTCGCCCATGCCGCAGACAACGGGCCGCGCAAAACCGCTGGAACGGCTGCTAGATCAGTTTCAATGCGCGTTTTTAATGCGTCGTAAGGTGGGCGAGCGTAAATAGTCATAATGCCGTGCTGAATAAAAACTTTGTGCCATTGTGCAATCCAGCGATGTCTATAAACAGACTGGAAACACTTCCCGGCGGGGCAATACGCTCTGTGACAACGACATCAGATAACGCCGGGCTATGGCTTTGCAGAGCTTGTTGCACTCCATTTAATGCCTCACGCCGCGCGGCAGGGCTTAGGCCTTGTCTGCGCACATGCCAAATGCCGCTGCCCGCGTCAGCCTTCGCCCACCAGCCGCGCCGGGTAAATCGGTCCGGGGCGCGATTGATGGGGGCCTCGGCATCGGTAAACAGCACTGTATATATAAGAGTGGCCACAGCGGCATCGGTGTCGGTTTGCGCTGGATCAGCAAACACCAGGTCAAACACACCGTTATCAATTTGCACTAAATTCAGCATTTAATTAACTCCGCTAGTCGGTGAGCCAGCCGCCGCGCTGGTATGGGTATGGGTATCGCTGACGTTTTTACCGTTGACTGTCAGTCCGCCGACAATATCAACATCGCCGCCAACTTTTAGGTGTTGCGTAGTCTCGACCAGCGGGCTATCAATCAACACTTTCGTAGTCGCTTTAACCTCAATATTGCCATCGCGTTTAATGGCTACGTAGTTGCCCTGGTCATCATGCAAAGCCACTTCGCCGCCGACCAACTCCATTTGATATTGCTTATCGCCAACCACCAGCGCCACCCCATACGAGCGGTCACCGGACGGAAACACGATATAGGCTTGGCAACCTGCCAGCGGTCGACTGCTAAACCCGTAGGGCTCAACCCGGCGCACGTTATTCAGCACCTCGCCATCCAACACCTTTACCTGCAACTTGTCAGCGCTTACCAACGTGGCCACACCGTGGCCAATCATCAATTGCAGCCGGTTCCAAATCTGTTTCATTTTTTTGCCTTCTTTTTGCTGACGCCTTTCTTGCCGGTTTTTTTAGCATCGCCTTCAAACGCCTGCCGATGCATCACTTGCAGCTGGGTGGTCGTTCCGTTGTGGTCGTCCTGAGTAAAACTGCGCTCGCCGATCAAAAACACACCGTCGATGCCCTCTTCGGGAATAATCACCCGCACCTGAGTATTAATCGCCCATAACCCGCCCGCATGCGTCCAGCCAACCACATCCAGCTCGATGCGGTGTGCTCTGGCCAGACGACGATTACGCTCCAGCAACGCACGCCGATCACTGCCGCCTTGGCCTTGGCCATAACGGTCGGCAACAATTTGCATGGGGCGATAATGGGTAATGCCGTCGTCTTTTACTTTGCCGTTGATAGCTGCATCGTTTTCATAGTCGTAGCCCTTTACCCAGTATTCAGAGTGGCGCAGCTTAAACTCGTCGACCACGTCATAACGTTTGATATGTACACCATAGATAAGAGTAGCGACCGGCGCGGCGTTGGTCGGCGGCGTTAATACCAGTCCGCCATCTGGCGAGGGGTGCAGTAGCATATTCGCGGCCCGCGCGGCATTGATCAGCGCATTGGCCGGGGCTTCTGATTGCATGGCAAAATCAGGCACCACCGCTGTGTCACCAACGATCTTCACAGGCACTTTAAACGCGCTACAAAGCTTGTTTGCGATTTCGCCAAGTTTTAATCCGGACAGCGTGACCGAATACTGGCTGTCCACCAACTCGCGGGCCAACGAGCGCGCATCAATGCTGATGGTATGGCTATTAGCATCAACCGACCGGCGCACCACATCGGGCCGCACAGTGGATACCAACAGCCCATCAATCAACACCTCAACCACCGTGCTGGCTGATAACCCCAACGACTCACCGGAACCAGGCCGGGTAATCGATAGCCGCACCGTTGCGCTCATATCATCAACTGACTCACTAATTGACACTTTTTGCCAATACCCGTAGCGCTTGCCATTAAATCGCAACTCAACCATTAATACGCCCCTGCATAAACAACGGATGCCGTACCGCGTTACGGGCCAACAACACCGCCTCATCAACCTCCAGCAAATACGCTAACAGCGTGGCAGGCAACGGGTTAAGCACGTCGCGCACTACCGCCGGGTTTAATTCTTGCGCCAACAGCGCCTCGCGCAACGCGGCACGGGCATCCACCGCCGCTTGAAACACCACATCAGGCAGACTGGGCAACAACGCCTCAAAAGCGGCATCAACACTGGCTAGGGCCGCGTCCCTGTCCGCCTCGGAGCGGTAATCAGTCAAGGCCACTTGCGCGGCTGCCATCACTAACAAACGGCTTTGCAACGCCGATTGTTGTTGTAAGTTACGGCGCACTGCGCCATCGGTTAGCCCGGCTGTAGAGGCGCTATTCGTCATGGCCAGAGTGCATAGGCGAGATACCAGGCGCGGCCGGTCGGTATCGGCAACATCAACATCGTCCGCACTGGCACCAAAGCTGTTCATCAGCCCACGTAGTGCATTGGCATACGCGCCCGGCATGCCCATTAGCGTGCCGATATCGCCTTTAATGCCGGTAATCACCCCCATGATTTGCTGGGCATAGGTCAGCGGTAAGCTGGCAAGGGCAATCACGGTGCGCACTACTTCCAGCTGATTTTGCACAGCGGCAATAAACGCCGTCATTCCATCCTCATTCATAGCTTCCGGCTCAAAATCATCCTCGGCGGCATCGCCCAAGGTGTGAGAGCGATCAAATGCGACATCAACCTTATCGGGCTCAGCGCCAAACGGCTGCTCGCCGCCGGGTACAAACATAATCGACAGCGTGCAATAGCCGTTTTTATCGCTCGACTCAGTGCGTGACCATTGCTGAGCACGTACCCACAATTGTCCCAACCAGGGATGCGTCAGCCAGGTCGGGCCGGATTCATTCAGCTTGGCTAATAGGCCGTTGCACTCCAGGTCATACTGCGGGCCAGTAAAATAGGCGGTCAGTTGATACTCGCGGGCCTTGCCGCCCATGTCCTCAACCAACGGCTCTTCCGCGCCGGGGTACTCATGTACCACCAAACGGCGGCCGTATTTGGCATCATGGCTGTCGGTGCGAAATTCAAAGCCCCGGAAAGACGCCGTAGCCCAGCGGTCGTAAAAGGTTTGCTCAGCCATTATGGCGCTCCGTGATGAATATTCCCGGTGTTAACGCTGACATTGCCGTCACCCGATGTTTGCATGCCCTTTGAAACAAACTGAAAACCCGGCGGCGCGAGCAGCTCGAATTTAGCATTAAGCTCAGTTGGTTTTGCCGGTTCAGCAGGCTTATTAAAGCCTTCGACAATCAGCCCAGCGCCTGCGCCAATGAGGGCGCCAAAGCCAGTGCCAAGACCGGGGACCACGCTACCGACAGCGCCTCCAGCCATACCGCCGTTTAAAATAGCTTTGCCATAACGACCCCACGCCTTATCTTCGCCGCCGGCAGCATCAATGGCATAATCGCCAGCCAACGCCCCGGCCCCAAATAAACCACCGCGCATCCCAAGCTTTGTCAGCATACTTACGCCCTTTGCCGCTACACCACCCGCACCGGTACCGCCCCCCAATGCCAATGCTGACATTCCCGCCGCTCCAGCCAACGCGATTAAGGGCGGTACAGTGGCCACGGTTGCCGATGTCATACCCGGGAATTTTTGCGCTAAATCAGTAAATAAATCGGCGGCCTTGCTGATAGTGGGGGTCAGCTTGTCCATCGCTGATTTTTGAGCGATTTGTGCTTCTTGCTCGACATTGCGTACCGCCGCCGAGGCGGTGGCTGACATCACGTCGAAGTTTTTATCATTGGCGCCAAATTCTTTGCGATTGTTGCCGATAAACTGATCGACTCGGCTGGTAGTGTCGGTATTGCGCAACGCCAGCAACGCGCTTTTGGCTTGCATATCGCGGAAAAAATTACCGATCACACTGCCTTCGGTCATTTGCGACAACGCCTCAACCAGGGCGGTTTTTTCTTCTTTGCTTTGCGCGGCCTTTAGTTTTGCCATGGCCTCTTTCAGCATGGGACTTTTTTCGGCTTCTTTGTCGATAATCTTTAGCCAGGCATCAACCGCATCCACCCCTTTGGCGCGCTCGTTAAGCATAAATTGCGCTAGATCACCACGGCCCGCGTCTTTAAATTGATTAGCGGTATCAGGGGAGTTGAGTTTGCTTAATAGGTTTTTAACATTGGTACCGGCCTCATTGACACCGCCTGACGTTAACACCGCCGCCTGGTTCATGGTCAGCACTTTTTGCAGGCCGGTAAGGCCGGTCATACCAACACCCTTGGCGATGCCCAACTGCTCGGGCAAGGCCTTGGCCAGGTCTTTAATCTCAAAACCGCCCGCTTGGCCGGATGCCGTCACCATGTTGAGTGCGGTTTTTAACTCCTGGTTGTTTTTGACAATGCCCTGGCCATACAGGGTGCTGGATAGTTTGGCGATGTCGAGCGGATCGGCGCGGTTGGCAAAGGCAGTACGGGTAACGGTGGGCAAGCTGTCCAATGCGCCTTGCAACCCCAAATTACCTTCACCGATTAATACCTCCAATGCTGACGCTGCTTGGTCACGGGTGCCACCACCGCCACGCTTTAAATCGACAGAGCGGTTAATCACATCTTCCAGAGACTTAGCTCCGGACAACGTACCTTTCGCGTCGCGCTCAGGGAATGCAGTAGTAGCCATGCCCGCCAAGCGCTCATCAAAACTCATTGCCGTGGTCAGCGGGCCTTTTAGTGCATAGCCAGCAGCGACACCACCCACCGCTAACGAACCACCCAGCCGCAAGCGGCTTTGGGTCTTTTCAAAGTCCTTGGCCGCGCGCGCGGCTTTTTCTTGCTCGCGGGTCAGCTTGCCCATTTCATTGGTTAGACTGGTGATTTTGCTCTTGGTTTTATCGGCGGCGCGGGCTAAGGCCGCTTGGCTCATTGTGCCGGAGGCTTCCAGACGCTTGTAAGCGCTTTCAGTCCGTGAGATTTCCAGCTGGATTTTCTTTTCTGAGCGCATGCCCAGCGATTCGCGGGCTTGTGACAGCCTGTCAAAGCTGGCGCGCTGGCGGGTGTTGGACTGGGTAACGGCGGCTTCGGCCTGTTTAGTCGATTTCTCTACATCTTTGGCATATTTGTTAATACCTGACGTTGCGCCTTTATCGACAAACTTAAGCCGAACTTCAACGTCGGCGGCGGCATTAGACATAAAAAAACTCCGGTGACTGGGTTGTCACCGAAGTTTATTGGTTTGGGTAGTTTATTGTTACGCTGGAACTATTTCCCGGCTAAGCCATCTGGGGATTACTTGAACTCTCTGCCATCCATGCCAGCCGCTATTTTAGCCCACAAAAACAGCTCATCCAGCGGCATAGATTTAACCACCGGCAGCGGCTGGCACATGCACTTTGCCACCAGCGCCACTGCCGTGATAATCCGCATTACTTTTTTTCAGCGGCCTGCTCGGGGTTATTATCCGTTGATGCTGAGCTTGTCGAACCATCGTCTTGCTCAGCATCATCCGCCAGCAACATCGCCTCAGCAATCCGCTCAGCCGCCCGGTAATCCGGCCCGCGCAACTGCTCAATCAATGCCTCATCAGTGCCGGTCAAACTGGCAATCAACGCAATCCGCTGAGCAACGCCGCCCTTTTTATCAAACGACAGATAATCAGCCGCCGTAGTGTAATCGCGGAATTTCAGCTCGGAGATGGTTTTTTTTCCAACTGTTAGTGGATGTTTAAGATGCATAATTTTTTATCTTACTGGGTTAGTATTTGCCTATTTCTAGACCAATTTAGTCACTTCGGCATAATCAACGCAGTCAAAAACGTCACATGCACCAGCCGCTCTACTTGCAACAATGCTATCCAGCAGAATGCGAACATCACTGATCCTCGCCTGGTTACTCAGTGGCACGACAGAGTCATCTACTATGTCATGCAAGTAGATTCCTGCGCCTCTTCTCAGGGAGATGGCCATATCTTTTACCGCTATCAAAGCTCCAGCGCCACCAGTCGCTATAAATCCGCCCGAGCCGCTTAGCGCATAGTTGGTGTGCTCAAGCGCAGGAAACTCATACTGTGATGATGTTAACCGGGCAATAGTGATGCCGCAGTCTCTGTAGACGCGTTGCAAAATACCGGTAAACTGCCCAGCGACAACGATGCCGAGATGCAGCGCCTTGTCTAAGCCAAGCTCGATGTATTTTTGTTTGCAGCCATTAATTTCAGCGTACATTTCTGAGTAGTTTGGGGAGATACCAATAGATGTATTAGCGGCTGCCCCGTCTGGGCAGGTGATGCTAATAACCTTAGTAAACTCAGTCTTTGTCCAGCTTGGAATATTATTTAACCCAATTAATGTTTCAACTGTCAGCACACCATTAACTTCACCGGTGATGATAAAGCGTTTGTTGGCGTTATTTATGCCTATATTAATGACGACGTGCCTTGGTGAGTCAAAATTACTGCCCCCGGTGCTGCCGTTAAGTAATAAGTCATTACCCGCTGTTACTGTTTGTGCCAATCCTATTTGATTGCATGGGCCTCCATTACCTACCACGCCGTGTCCTGTCGCTGCGAATTTGTGGTTAACCGTGTGATTTGCAATTGACACCCCATTTTTCTGCATCTCTTTTAGCTGAGCTAGCGTGACTGTGCTAGCATTTTTATCGATATTAGAGCTGACTACCGCCAAGCTAAAAGGTAGCGAGCGCGCCACCATCTCTGGATACAGTTTTATTGCTTGACTAGCGAAGCCGTCATCTGCACTCAGATGTATGGCTGGCTTCATAGCGGCGTTGATAATTACTTTTTTTATCGATATGCTGCCAGTCGCATTAAAGCTGTTAAATGTTAAACGCATGTAATTGATGATACTGCCTATCGTTACAGCCCCAGTACCCCCAGGCACAAAAAGACTAGCTGGGATTGTAAAAAGTTTTACTGCTCCCTCAATAGGGATACCCTCAAACGCAATGGCTGAGGTGGTTTGGAGGGTATATGCGGTAAAGTCCCCTATCGTTGATGATAGGTACATAGCGATACTGCCGGACGCATGCCCTTCAACGTATGCCAATACGCTAATCGTTGTCGTGTTTTCAAGTACAAACGGGGTGCATGAAAAATCAATTTTATTGTTTGCAAGCGGACCAGAGTCTTTTTTTATCTGAATAGCATTTCCCCCAGTGCCTGTCTTGTCTATGACGAGGCTTAAGGTGGAGTTCGCTTCGATGGTGGGTAGTGCTATATCGGCTAAGCTGGTAAAATTTTTGATTATAGTGCCTGTGTATACTGACTGTGGTTTCTGTCTGATAGACATCACATTTTTACCGTCACTGACATAATCGATACCGTCTACAATAACTTTTCCAATGCCATACGCCGCCGCCCCCCCATCGGCCTCAAACTCACTTAAGCTGTCATATTCCCAAACCTCACGCGCTCTTCGCTTACCCATATCGCCCCCTACGCTATGCGCTCAGATGTATTGCTCATGATGGTTATTTTGCTCTCGCCATCACCAAACCCGACTGGCTCCGTGACAAACGCCTGGCTCATCATGTAGACGTGGCCATCGGTGAGGCGGATGGTTACGTCTTCTCCGGCCACGGCGTTAAGGGCATCCATATCGATGCCGCTTTGCAGGTTGATGTTTAAATCCAGTTTGGCTGGTTGGCTGGAGGTTAAAAAACCGCCGTCCTCCGGCAATCGGCCGGGTTTGTGGTCGCGTTTGTCGCCGGAGGGCGTAAAGGTGCCGGGGCTGGCCGCCAGTGGAAGCTTGCCCAGGCTTGGCACCGACACGGTGCGGATGTTGTTTAATTGAGCCATGTTTAAATCTCCGATAAATGCTATTTAAAAACCGTTTATGCTGGGCTTGCGAACCATTAAACGCGCTTTGCAAACTGAGCACGGCCCGCCAAAATGTAAAATGGTGACAGCAATACCGGCACATCCAGGTAATTAAATCGGCTGGGGTTGGTCGGGTCTTGTTCAACCACCAGCGTAGATTTGTAATGGGCATAGTTTTGCACCCAGCCGTTTTCGCGCATCAACACGTTTTGATAGAGGCTGAGCAAAAACGCCCGCACCGAGTCCTCGGTGGTAATGCGCAACCCCGGTTTGTAACCCTCGTTAGTTTTGGCGGCGGCCGTGCCGACAAAGGCTTTGATCGCGCCAATGCGTTGGGTATAACGGATGCGCTCCAGTAGTTCCGGGGTGTTAACGTCCAGGTAGGCATCATCCGCCGAGCCGTCCGGCCTAAACTGGTGCAGGGTGATCAGGCGTTTGATTGAGCAACTGCCGTCCTGGCTGATTTGCATCACGCTCATGCCTTTAAACAGCAAGCTGTTGGCGTTGGTCCAATCGTGATACGTCACGCCGACCATGCCGGTTAAGGCAATGCCCTCTAATGACTCGACCGGGCTGTTGTAAAGCTTGGGTGCTGCGGCCGCTGTTAATATTGCTGCAGCCTCCCATGTTGGGGTTGGATTAATTTCCAGCGACAAGTCACAAATGTGCTCGTAGTTTTTAGTCTCGCCAAAGGCGGCGGCCGCTGCAAAATCGCCACGATGTGCGGTAAAGCATCTAAAACCGGCTTGCACAGGCGGCTGGTACCGGCGTTGGCTTTCAACGTGCCAGGCGGACAAGGTGGCGGCGTCGTTAATGCCCAGGGCGATATAACGGTACCAACGGTTGGCCCCTAAAATAGTCGCTAATGCACCCGGTGCCGGGTCGCCTGTGCCACCGGCCATCGCGACCAAGGTCAATGCCAAGCCCAGCGGTTTAAGCTCGCCGTACAAATTAAGGCGCATGTCGATGTTGTTGCCGCAGGTACCTTTATGTTTGGCGGTCAGCGTCACCACATTGGTAACCGCTGCAGCTGTTACCGCCAAGTCGGTCGCGGTAAAGGCGGCCACAATGGCCGTGGCAATTTGTGCGGTCGTCATGCCGGTGGTAATACCCACGCTAATCAGTTTGCCGCCTATATATAAGGATAGCGTGCCGTTGGCAGTGGCTGCAGTCGTTACGGTAATGGTGCCGGTCGCCGCTACGCCTGCGCCGTTATCGGCATAGGGCAGCATGTATAAATCAAGGGTTTCGTCAATGGCTCGGTAACGCGCGGCCATTTGGGCCAGCATCGATCCGGCACCGGCTTTTTGCTCGGCATCGTAAACACTGGTGATGCGCACAATTTCGCCCGCCACGGCAGAGCCTGCGGCCAGCTTTTGGCCGACCAACAATACCGCCGGGATGTCCTCGCCCAGCCCGGCTTGCGAGCCGTCAATCTCAATATAAACCCCCGGATAGCGCAAAGCGCTGGGGACGTTGGCATAGGATATGGTCATAGTAGTGGTGCTCCGGTATAGACCAGCTCGCCATAGGCGACCGGGTCGGGTAAATAATTAGTAATCAGGGCGTCAAACTCGTAACGATCACGCCAGTAAATATCTCCAGCGGTGTACTCCAACACCTGACCGCCGTTAAACAGGATGGGGCGCACATCGCTTTCAATCTCCCAGCCCAGCAACAACGTTTTAACTGCCAGCCGATACTGCAACAGCAAGTCGTCGGTATCGCCCGGCGTGTGGCTGCGTTCGTTTTTAATCGCAATGACCACATCAAAGCCCAGCGTTACGTTTTCGGCACGTTCGCCCGCGTGGCTTACCTTATCAGCCGCGCGGACTACCCAACAGGCCGGGAGCGGTAACGCTTCCGGACGTACCTGCGCAAACTCCGCAGCCCCTGCCACCTGCCTAAACCACAGGCGTGTAAAACCGGCTGGTTTAGGGGTTAAGTGTTGGATGAGCGGCGTTAACGAAATCACTACCAATCGCTCCCAAGGGTGCTGGTATCACTGCCAAAGCGGCGCGGGCTGCTCTCCAGCAATACTGCATCATCAGAGATAACCGGGTCAGTCGGTAAGGGTGCTGCGGGCGGTATCAAATTAACATCGCCTTTGGCATGGGCTTTTAGCGTATCAATGACACCCTGATAGGCTTTGCTCACGTCATCGGTCATCCGCTCCGCGCCCTGCAGGTAATACAGCGCAACGGTTGAGGCTAAGCGGGCAATCAATGTAGTTTGCACGGTGTCCGGTATGCCGTAACTGAGCAGCAAGGCGTCGGCATCGGCCAGCGCTTTATCAATCGCATCCAGCGCCAACGCTAATGCCGCTTGCTCGTCAACGGTGTAGCCGGTGAGTGCGCCGCCTTCAATGGCAACACGTAATGCCTCGTCCGGCGGCATGGCTTTGTCAGCCGGTACCGCCAGTTGTGCCAGCCGCATGGCATTGCTACGAGCCAACAAGTCGGCGCGGGTGGCGAATGGCATTACTCAGCGCCCTCAGTGCGCAAATCTGCCCAGGCTAAATCACGTTGGCCGCTGGAGACAGTAACGCCGATGATGTCTTCAATGGCTTTAGTGCTGGGACGGCCGTCTTTTAGCCAGAGTGCCTCGTTGTTTTTGTCCAGCTGCAGGATCGCGGCTTTAACATCGGCATTGTTATCGGCTGGTGTGGCGACTGGGTCCAACGTATCAACAACCGGCTCAATCACTGCATCAACAACTTCCGGGGCATCGCCACTGCTATCCACTGTGGCTAATTCGGCACTATCTTCTTGTGCCGATGCCCCATCCGCATTTGCCGAGGGTGTGTTATCCAATACCACTTCCGATGGGGCCTCATCAGCTGCATTAATAATGGCCGCAACAACTGGGTCCATAGTGGCAGCCGCCGTTTGTGTAGCTAGCGCCACTTCAACTAATACCGTTGGTGTTTCTGTGACTTCTAAATACGGGTCCTCTTCCAAGGCCGCGCGGGTAGCGTCATCAACCTCAATCTCTTTCCAGACGTCGGAAAACCCTTGTCCACAGCGATGGCGCACTTTTAAACCGGTGCGTGGCTGGGTGCGTACATAAATCTTTGGCATATCAATCTCCGGTGCGTGTTAGCGCAATTAGTAAACGATTACAGGGCTAACCAAGGCGTGGCAACCACTTCGACTTTGCCGTAGTTGGTGTTGCTTGCACCGTTGGCATTCACCAACGCTTTAATCAGCGCTTCGGCGGCTGATAAATTGTCCGGGCCGACTAATAAGGTATCCGGCACGATGCCCAACTTGCGGTTGCCGTCGCCTTTAAATTTCATCATCGCTTTGTATGCGGCATTAAAATTAGTGACGTCCAGCGTGGCTTTAGAGCCAAACGCTAATTGCCAAAACCCATACACCGCATCGCCGCGCCATCTGCCGCCGTAGCTAAACACGTCGTTTTCAAATACTCCGTCAGAGTTAACCGCGTTGTTTTTGGCGATAAATTCGGGGCGCAGGCGCTCTTGTAGGTAAAACGGTTTGGGGGCTTTTTTGGTGCACAACAACACCCACGGCTCAGCTACACCCGCTTGCATATTGCTGACGGTGGCCACCGTGCCAGTGCCGTCCTCGTTGGGGTAAACCGGGTGGTCGGTATCAAAGAAAAATTGGCCGTCATAACAAATGGATGCAAAGCCCGCCACCGCCGCACCAAAAATCAAATCGTTTTTTAAATCATCAACCGAGATGCCGTAGCTGTAAGCCAGGTCGGCATAGAGTCCATAATTGTCGTCTTCAATGTCCTCACGCGGGATGTCCAGGGTGTTTTCAAACTTGCGGTTGATCACCTGGTAGGCGCGCTCTTTAACCTGTTTGTGTAACCGCGCACCGACCCACTCACGAAATGCCGGAAACTGTGACAACCAGGCATAGGTATTGGAGCTGGAGTTGCTGGCAATCAACATGGCGATCTTCATCCAATCGCTATTGCCCTCGGCCAAACCCTTATCAAAGCGGGTTTGTAGGGCGGTTTTTAACGCATCAATTTGCGTTTGGTTTAATACATTAGTAGCCATATTAATAATCTCGGTGTGTTAATGGGGCGGTGCGCCATGAGTCGCTTCAATCACCTTCCTGATGCCAGGAAGGTGTCGGTGGCTACTTTGCGGCCTTGCGTTTTAAATAATCCTCTTGGCTGACGCCGGTACGCTCAAGTACGTCCAGCTCGTCTTTGGATAGCACTGCGGTTTGGGTGGTATGCCCGTCAGCGGATTGTTTGTTTAACAACGCCAGCGGGTTAACACTGCCCAGGTACTCGGTTAAATCCGCCAAGCTGCGTTTTTCGGCCCAGTCTTTAAGCGCAGGCGGCAAGCGGCCGTCGGTTAAAGCGGCTTTTACCAGGTCGGCCTTTTGGGTTTGCTCAGCCGCCAACGCGGCTTGCGCTTTTTCGGCATCAATTGCATCTACTCGAGCTTTAAGCGTGTCGCGCTCTGTGGTTAATGCGGCCACCTGAGTTGACAGGCTGTCACGCTCAACGGTCAGCGCCGCCACTTTGTTGGTTAAGCTGTCACGTTCGACGGTGAGCGCCGCTAGTTGGGTTGGGTCTGGCATATCAATCTCCGGGTGGGTAATGGGGGCTAAGGAAAATCGTTTGGATAGCGCGGCAATGTCTTGCTCGCCCAGGCTGTCTAGGCCATCTAAAGCGGGGGTGTTGGTAAGGGCGACGGAGACAATCTCCAGCACCTCGCCGGTACGTTCGTAGTAATAAAACACGGCGCTGATGTAGCGATATTCTTTGGCGGCGATATGGTCTTTGGCTTTGGTGGTCCAGTCGACGCCGGTTGCGTACAAGCCCAGCCCATCACGCCATTCCAAATCATGAAACCAGCCTGCGGCAATCACCGGCTGGCCATTCCATTCAGCACGCAAGCTTTGGTGCTCGTAGTCGATCAAGGTGTCGTTTTGCACATCGGCCATGCGAGCGATAACCGCCGCAGCAATGCTGGCGTCTAATTGCCAGGCGTCGGCATCTTCCGGACGACCGTCAGTGGCGCGAAATGGACCAACCGGTAATAGGTGCGCTTCGGTAGGCACGCTGTTACCTGCGGTAATTTCAAACGCTAAGGCGGCAAGTTTGGGAGCGCGGGGTGTGGACATATCAGCCTCAAAAAATGTGTTGAGGCAATTGTCCGTGGATTGGGGTAAAACGATAATGCTGGAAACATTTCCGGCTAGTGGGGTTGGCGATTGAAGCAGAGGCGATTTAAGCCGTTTTTTGGTTTAGCTATACAAAGCCTTAATTAAAAATCTTCAAACGCGTGTGCGCTTTTTCAAATGGCTTGCTGAGGGTGTTGCGGGGTGTTTTGTTGGCGGGTTGGTATTGTTGGTTAATCTATTCCGCGTGGGCAGGTAAGCGCTGCCCACCCTACGGGCTATTTGTTGTTTTTACGGATTAGGTCAGCGGCTTTAATCAATGTCGCTGCGTGGACGAAAACTTGTGCGCCTCTCTGCAAGTCGTGCGCATATGCCTCTAGCAATGCTGCTATTGCCTCCGCGTCGTTGCTATAGGTAAATAATTTATCGCCATGATCCATAGGCTGCCCAATCGCGCTTACCCGCATGCGCTGCCATGAGTCGTCAACAAGGTTGGCATCAACATCAAATGGCACGGGAATGTCATTAGCGTCAAAAATTGAAATCTCCCCCAGAATCCCCTCTCTGTCACATGTCCCAACGAGGACGATGCCATGCTCAATACATATCAATCTAATCGCATCAATCGCCAGTTGCAGTTGTTGTTTAGTTTTCATGCTCTCTCCAATTTTAAAAGTCAGTCTACTGATAATGCTCGGCAAAAAAAAGCCCCGTTTCGTGGGGCTAGTCGGTCATGCGCCTAGTGAGGATGCACCGGGGTGACTGCGGGTGTTTTTTCTGAACGGCTCACCGCCCGCTGGAGCCGTCCGGGGTTATGACCGGCTTTGTTCGTTGCCCTGTAGCGCCTCGATCTGCTGGACCGTCATCCGCAGGGTTATCAATGCCGGGCGGTATAAATACGGGCGGCGGTTGGCAGGGGTGGCTCGCCATAAGTCCATCAGGTCGGCAATTACTGCAATAGCCACCTCGATCTCGTGATCGGGTTTAGGTAATGTCATGTCTACTCTCCAAATAAATCGACTTGTTGCCAGTTAACGCCTTCACCGCGAATGTTGGTGATCTGGCGGCTGGATAGTTTGTAAATGCGGGCCTGCTGGGCGATGCTCTCCCGATGGGCATTGGCGATAATGCTGGCATTGCGTGCTTTCGCCAGCAGCTTGTCGGCCTTAGGGCACCAAAAGCGGTTATTGCTGTCGAGGTGCGGCTGCAACACCTGCCTAAGCCGGTTAAGCTCGTCGGCCTGTAGACCAAGCGCTTTGGCTTTGTGCAGTGGCACGTGGATGTTTATCCCGCCGCAATCCTGCAACCACTCAGCCGCGCGGGCATAGCCCAACGCTTTGACTATCGCCCGCAATACGGGCGGCAGCGTGGCTAACAGTGCAGGGTCTACGTCGGGGAATTCCATTTATCTCACCATCCAGGCTTTCAAGGCTTCAATGATGGCCTGCCGCTCAGCATCGGTCAGGCTGTCCAGGTCGGGCACGTTATGCGCAGTTTGCCGAGCACAAAAGGCCAGCAAGGCCGGGCGGCTAGCATTGTCGACCTTGCCCGCTTGCCCCAAGCGGCCCCACAGCTTGACCAACAAGCCAATTTGCGGCGATACCGCTGCAGGCTTGGCCGATGTATTGCCACCACGATAAAACGCCTTGTGCCGTGGCCAGCCGCGCTGTACGTAGTCATCCAGCACCGCGCCCAGTTGTGCCAAGTTGAGGCTGCTGGCAGAAATGCGGCCAGCCACTTCAATCGCCCCATGCCGGGCCAACAGCTGGCGATGGATGTCATCATCCCAGCCGGACAGGTTCTTCTCTGCCCAGCCTTTGGCGATGCCTACCAGTTGCCGGTAATGACGGATTAGGTCGGCCATGGCAGTTACTCGGACACCGACACTTCAAACGGCAACACGGCGAAATCCTCCACGCCGGTGACGATGGTTATCCCGGCAATGCCGGAGACAGTTTTGGGGTCTGCCAACATCGCGTCCTTGTTGGGCTCTTCTTTGGCTCTGATAAACTGAGTCAGGCCCAACGCACGCAGGGTATCCAGCACTTTATCGACGGAGCGAATGCTCACGCTGGGCGGGCGTTGTCGCCAGCTAACCTCGCCGGTGGTCAGGTTGGCGGTTTTAGCACCGCTTTTGCACAATTCAGCACGGTGAGCCTCACACCACGTTTGAATGCCGGTTGTCAGCGTTTTGGCGCGGGTTTTAAGCGCCTCAATTTCGGTTTTGCGTTCGGCGGTGATAACGGCAATGGCATCGTTGATTTCCGTTTCCACGCGGGTCAGCTCGCGCTGAGTATCGCCCAGCACACGGATTGACTCCATGGCCTGGTCTTTGGTTTGACAAACCCATTCAAGGGCGGGTGCTTTAGTTTTGGCCATGATTGGCTCCTAGGTTGTGGTTGATTGATTGGTTTTTTTTACATTGCCCCGCCAGCCGTCCGGCGGCTTGGACTTAGCTTTGCTCTGTGCGGTAGCAGCCAGCTCTGCAACGGACACTGGCCCGCCGCCAACATTGTTACGATTACGTTTTTGCTCAAGCGCTGCTTGTTCCAGCTTGGCCGCTGCCTGCTCGCCCCGGCCTGCAATCATGCTCAGCAGATAGCCGTTGCTCTTCAACGGCAGCACTAACGATTCCGGACGGTTAACCACCAGCTTCATCATCTCTGCCTCCCACACCGCCAAGGGCGCGGCGTAAACAATGCCGTTACGCTTGACCTGTGCCGCCGTCATCATCGGGATCAGCTCGGCAGTCAACGCCATGCGGCGAGACCAGCGCAGTTCTTGTTTAACTGGCTTAAACAGCTCCAGGTAGCGCAGCAGCGCGCCGATCATCGCGTTAGGCAGGCCGCCGATTAATGCCGTCCATTGATTGCCTGCCAGCGCCTCCATGCCCTGGATAATGTCGATATCCTTATTGCAATATGGGCAGGGGATGGTGCAGGCGTTGGTCATAGCGTGCAGACCGCATGCGCTGTCAGCAGCTGGGTGCCTGTCCACCACAGATACAGCACAATCACCAGGGTAATGGACAGCGCTGCAATACATAGTCGTGCCATGCGCAAATAGTATTTTGCCCAGTACAGCTCCCAGGTCTGTTTATTGGTAAATTTGCTGAGCGCGCGCACCTTGTCGTGTAGCTCAGTAATTTTGTAGTCAACAGCGTTATTGGGTGTAAACATATCGATCTCCTAGTGACGTAGTGTTGATTGATCTATGGTCTGCGTTGCCCGGCCTATGTCAGTTAGCCGCTCCAAAATGTGCTCGGCTATTTGGGTGCCGATGGTGGTGGCAATAGTGGTGGTATTGCCGGACAGCATTTGCTCCTCGGTATGGGTAGCGTAGGCCTTAACCAGAACGCCCTTGTCGTTGTCTTCGAGAATGATGGTGAATATGCTCATGTCTGCCCCCTTATGCTCTAGCCAATGCTTGTAAACTCATGCCCTTAACAGCCACGAAATCGACCATCTCCACTGATAACTCCCGGCCCTGCCTGAGCTGTTTAACCGCTGAAATCAGCCCCTCAACTAACATGCGCGCGCTGCCTTTGCTGTAGGCATACAGCCTGGCTATCACATCGTCCGGCACTTCCTCCGCGCCAAAGGCGGTTTGTGTTAATGCGGCGGCATCTTCAATGGTGATTTGCTTGACGGTCTCCGGCCAAAACAGCGTGCGGCTGCGGATCTGGTCAAACTGTCCATGCACGGGCTTGATAATGCCGGTTAGGTACTCGGTGCCGCATAGGGCCACGCCGATATTGGCAAGGTCGCGCACCCGGCGCAGCGTGTGTAATACGTGTGGGGTTAAGGTTTCCGCTTCATCGACAATCAACAAGCTGTCGGTGTTAGCCAGGCTATCAATCACCTGCCGGAATTTGTCATCAATCGAGCCTTTGCCATCGGCACCGGTCACCAAGCGCGTCAACATCTTGATTAAGCCCTGCATGGTCATGGTGGGCGTGGCCTCAATCAAATAGGTATTCGGAGTAATGCGCTGGTAATGGCGAGCTGCAAAGGTCTTGCCTGTGCCAACATGGGCGCTCAATACACTAAAGTTGCGGTTACGCCGGGCCATCTGGAAGGCGGTCATCGCCAGCCGGTAGACGCTGGTTTCAACCGGTGCCACGGCGTCGGTCTCCGCCTCTTCGGCGTGTTGCATGGCGCTGACTACGCTCACCAACAACTTGCCGGGCGAGGTGGCGTAACTGCCTTTGATGATCTGGTTAAGGCTGCTGGCAGAGACGCGAGACAGCCGGGCTAATGCAGCTTGGGTGTAGCTATGCTCAGCCAGCCAGGTTTTAATCTGCTCAATCAGCGCGACATCGTCGCTGCTGTAATGCTCTGGGTAGTGGGTAGACATGGTTTATCCTCAGTTGTTTAAAAAATCATCAAGACTAAAATCAGTCAGTTGGTTGGGTAATTCAGGTGTCACGGGTTGCATCAGGGTTTGCGCGTTATCGACTACCGAGTCGACATCGATCACCAGCCCGGCGCGGGCGTTGAGTTCATCCAGCTTTTTCTGGATGCGTTTTTGTTGTCCCGCCACGCGCTCTTCGCGCTTTTCTTCCAGTCGGTTGGGCGCAATCACATCAATGGCGTTAACCAGTACGGCATCACAGATCCAGCGGCCGTCATCGGTGCGGATGATGGCGACGCGGTCATCCATCAGGTCATACTCCAGCACCACCTTTTGTTTGTTGTAAGCATGTAAGTCAGGGTGTTTATAAACGCGCTTGCCCTGGGTAATGCTGGCCCGCTGCACGGTTAACACAACTGATTGCCGCTTCATCTCAATCTCGCTGCTGACTGGTGGCAGGGGTGCCAGCTCTGCCCATAACGATGCTTTGCTGACATGCTTGTTTTCCGGATGCGGCCGGTTAGCGTAGCGAGCAATCCAGTCATTAAATGCATCGGTAAATTCTGCCAAGGTAGGCGGGATCAGCTTGCCGCTCTTAACATCCTTAGCTGTTTGGGCGCGGGCCTCGTCAGACATGTCGTCACCGCAGTAAAACGCCGGTCGCCACACTTTCAAAAAGTCGCGCTTAACTTCCACAAAAAACCGTTCTATCCAGCCTTTGCCATGTGGGTTGCCTGGAATGGCGTGGATTACCGTGATGTTATGGCGAGCATAAAAGCCGGTCATCTCGTCACTCATCAGTTTGTTTTTATGGCCTGAGCCGTTATCCACGTATAAAAACAACGGTACATGGTTCCAGCGGGCGAAAGCCTCAGCCCACATGTTCTGCACGGCCACAGTGCCCTCGTGCTCATCTGCCCGCCAGCCCACCGGTACCCGGCTGCGTAAATCAATCGAGCAAGTCAGCTCAGGCCGCCAAGGCCAATGGCCGTCGCGTGGGTTAGCAAGCAAGATATCCGCGCAGTAACCGTCCGCGACATAGACATCGCCGGGTAAGGCGTTATCTGTGCAGCGGCGTATGTATTGCTTTTCTGTCAGCCGGTACAGGTTTTTACCTATCCGCGCCGGGCTATTACGGCCCAGCATGGCCGGTACGCTGCTTAAGTAGCCGCGTACTTGGTCATAGGTGCAGGCATGCTTATCAACCTCAGTCAGCAGCCGATGCACTACCGACATTTCCGGCTTGCTTGGCGCGTTGTAATACTCCAATGCTGGGCCCCACCAAGCTGGGGTTTCTTTCAGCACTTTGCCCTTGTGTTCATCTAACAGTTCAACTTTACCGCCGCCCAATTTAACTACCCGGCGCCACTCGAAAAGTGCAGAGCGATTTGGGTAGTCGCGGTTTGATTTAGCCGCTGTTTTTAACGCCGCCGCTAAATGGGTATTTAACGCGCCTATCTCCGCCTTATTAAGCAATGTCGCAATGGCTTTGTTAGTGCTAAACCCTTCGTTTTCCATAGAAATAATGGCGTCGCATATATCCATTCGCGCTACGGCAATGGCGCGCTGTTTGTGGCTGGCCTCATTCCATGGGTTGCGCTGACGTAGCGCAATCACCTGAGCGGTTGGCCTGACGGCAACGCTTGTTTTATCCACGCGCTGTAATAATGTGTTGGCTCTCATGACTCATCCTTAACCTGCTATTTACGCGGGCGGCCCGGCCCTTTAGGTTGGCTGTCAATGCGCGTTTGCACACGCGTGGCTTTGGCAGTCTCGTGTTTGCGCTCAATCATCGGGTATTCCAACAACCAGCTGGTGGCTTCGTCATCGGTCAAAATGTGCTTGATGGTGATTGAGTTGGGCATATCGTCAGGCATATAAACGCTGCGCCTGACCTTATCCAGCATGTCAGCGGCGCGGGCGGCGACCACATGCGCCGTTATCCAGATCTGCTCTGTGCGCATGCGCCATTCGGGTTCGTTAATATTTTCTTTTTCGGCGTCTTCAAACATCGCCCAAATGCTGTTTAAAGCCAATTCACACTCCGCTTGATAGGCCAGGCACTCTTCGCGAACATGGTGGGTTTGCGGTAAAAACTGATAGGCTTTTTTAACGGTCAGGTTGGCGATGATTGAATCTTTATGCTCAAGGTCTGACTTTAATACTTTGACAGTTTTAGATTCTGAGTTGGTCATGTCGTCCAGGCGTTTGTCCCGGTCACGAATAGCGGCTTTTAACTCTGATACAGACATGCATTCAATCTCGTCTAAAGCCACGCCAAACGGGCTGCCGCCCTCTTCTAGCAAGGTTAGATCCTCTTCATCTAAGATAAGCAATTCCAAAAATTTGCAGGCACTTTCATTGCTAGCCGCTAACTGTCCCAATTTGGGACGGTTTGAAAACTTCTTTGCTGTTTGCATAAATCGGTAAGCGGATGTCCTGCTAAACCCTAGTAGCTTGGCTCTTTCTTCAAACTGCCCACGCGGCGCCAACTCTTTTATCAACAGCAAGCGCTTGCCCAGCTCAATACAAGCTTCAGCTGTGCGGCGCTGATACATTCTGACTTCGTCTTCTAATGCCCCCAGCGTTACTTCACCTTCGTAACCTAGGTCTTTAGCTAATGCGATCACTTGGTTGCTTGGCTCTTCTGGCATTTCGCCAGTGATGACTAAATCGTTCATGCTGATTCCTCCTCGACGATTTTGTTTAATTTCTGGGCTATCTCCAGTCCCTGACCAAAGTGTGCGCGGCTAGTACCTCGGATAACGTTTGATGCATTGCGATAGCCATAGCCTTCGTCTGCAGCCCATTTTTTTAATGTTGTTTTGCGCTTGTGAAGCGCATGCAACACAGCATTTCTATCTACAGCAGCTAACATGTGATAATCTCCAGTTATGTAATTCAGTCGCGTACATTGTGGTACTCATTTGAGTACTTGTCAACTTTTGTTTGGTATATAAATGAGTACTATCGGAAATAGATTGAAAGAAGAGCGTGAACGCATGCGCTTAAACCAAACATCATTTGGCGATTTGGGCGGGGTAAAAAAACAAGCTCAGCTAAAATATGAAAAGGACGATAGGGCACCAGATGCAAAGTATTTGGCTGATATAGCCGCCGGTGGTGCAGATGTTTTATATATATTGACTGGCGAGCGAACGGAAAACGTCGCCCACACACCCATGGAATTAGGTTATCTACGGCATTGCCGATTACTAGCAACCAAGGGACTGGAAGGCGAAGGCCTAAAGGGATTGGCATTTTTAAGGGAGTCAAACGGTATATCGATAGACGACATGCCCGATGCGTACCAACAAATAGGTAAGCAAATCAATATGCCAGTTGGGCTATATACCGTTCATGAAGCGGGGCCTGGCTATAATGAGACAAATAAATCAAAGGATGAGGTTAAAGAATGAAATTAATGGCATTTGTTTTATTGCTGCTTTTTAACTTGACATGCCAAGCTAATACCGGGAGTGATAACGCCAAACCACAACAGCCTTCATTTCGCGATCGTTATAACGCCATAGCGAAAATAAGAGCTCCTGCATTAGGGATTCGTGAATGCATCACAACTAAAAGCATTGGTAGAAACCGTGACACGCTTATCGAATGCCCATTAATTTCTGCTGGCGCTCAACTTAATGTGAGTGGTTTAAATAATCGCTTTACAGCTGCGATTCTCGATCTTGATGTCAAGAAACTAGACAATTCTGGTGACCTCATGGATGCAGGAAGAATTCTGCTGCGCTTAGCGCGGGATAAGGATTTTGAAAAAGAAGATCAATTGGAAATGATGCAGCTGGTCATTGAGGCTCAAGAGAATCCGGGGAAAGATGCTTGCGTGGATACGCCAGAGCAACACACACGATTTTGCGTAACAACTGACGACAAAAAACTTTATCACTTTGCCATTCTCGATCCTGAGAAGTGGAAGTGAGCAGGGGAGGTTCTGCTGTTAGTGCCGGCATATAAAAACAGATGGTTTAAAAAGTGCAATGCATCATCTATCTTCAACACATTTCATATAAAAAATAATCCATGCTTGATGCCTATGAGCCCATCAATATCTAAGCCATAAGGTAAAAACATATTAAATTCATCTATCTAAAAAAATTAAGTGCTCAATGAAATAAATTTAAATGATTCATTCCTGATCATATTCAACTAACAACAGACTAATAAGGAAAAGTAGTGAAAGTTCATGTATTTAAAGTTGATGCCCATAATAGCAACCCATTAGAAAATGTTTTTAAATTAGTTGAGCAAGAAACTGATTTGCGAAAAAGGATAAGAATTGTTGGTGCCGTTGAGATGCGTGCAGAATATATAAAGAAGACCAATGATTTATGGTTGATGGATTTTGTGCGAATTAGAACCGATCATGGTCCTGGAAAGGTTGGAAGAGATAATAAAATTGAGGGTATACCATTTAAAGATGACGAAGGCTTCGGTGAAGAGACTGCCGCTCTTTATGATCCATTAACTGGATATATGCTTATTCAATATAACCACTTTGGTGTTCGTGCTGGGTCAATAGCAGATTACTTAACTATTTATGATGGGGCCAATACCAATGTTTATTCGCTCAACCCAAAGTTTGACGATGATATTGAGCGAAAGCTGGCTAAAAAAGGAATTACGAAAAAGATTGCTTTTAGTATTGATATTAGCAAAATGAATGTACAAGATAGAGCTTCTGGAACGGCACTTTCAGAGGCTATTTCTCTAGGAAGAAATGCTAATGCGAATAAAATTACAATAGTGCTATCGGCGGGCGGTGGGAGATCAAAAGGTTTGTCTGAAATAGGCGCATCACTATTTGGTTCAGTAAAATCCTTACTAACTAGCAATCCTGAGGCAGTTACCAAACTTGAGTTTTCCGGAAAAGATGATAAAGATGCAATTACTGAGGTATTAGATTTAATTGGTCAACGATTAACAACTGATTTTGATAAATTAAAAGCCGGAGATGATTTGAGATATCCACGTAAAGAACGATTGATGGCATTAATCCGAGCTAAAAATGGTTGGAAAGATAAACTTGTGTGATGAACGCTCTATTTTTTGAAAAATGGTATCCCTATTTATTGGGGCTGATTGCCGGAATAATTTGGTTTGAGCTAAATCCTTGCTTCCCATCAACTGATGCTATTCTCTCGGCTACCCTTACTGTGTCTGGAATATTTGTTGGATTCTTAGCAACAAGCAAAGCTATTTTGATTAGCATGAATTCTGGGTTGATCGGCGATTTAAAGAAAAGCGGCTATATAAAAGACTTAGTTTCATATATGGGTCAAGCAATTTGGCTAAATCTAGTTTTTTGCACTTTCAATGTTATTGGTTTTTTTGATATTCAAAAAACAAGTTGGTTTCCTATTATTTGGGTTACTTTATCTGTAATAGCTTTGATGACATTTGTTCGTGTCACGCACATCATGTTACAAATTTTTAAGCACGGTTAATAAGTTATTACAAATAATCGAGTTGACCATTGCGAGCACATCCTCGTAATGGTCAGTTCAGCAGCTCAGCAACAACGCAACAACGCTAATCACCAGCCACATGATTAAAATAGTGGTCATATTAATCATTAATCTTTAACCCCCACGCCCAACCCGCCCGCAACCGTTGAGGCAATAAACATCAACTGCGACGTGTCTTTAGTGCCCCAGGTGTAGATCAGGCCGATAACACCAGCCACTATCCAGATTAGCCCGCGTTTGGTGGAGTTTTGTGCAAAGTCGATGCCTAGTTTGTCCATTGCTATGCTCCTAAAATGATGTGCATAAAAACCAACCCTAAGATTAGATCTTGAAAAATGCCGTAGAAAATCTCTGACCGTGCCCATGCATCAGGCACAAACCAACCGGCTGTAAATCGGGTGGCCACGCTGCAAAAAGCGCTGACCGGAAATAGCAGTGCCAGTAGGGTGATGGCGGCAAAGATTTCAAACGGGTTAGTTACCCAGCACAGTGGTAAAAGTGCCGGTATCCACCAGTAAAATCCCCGAATTATCAGCGCGACGATGTTGTACTTTCTGACGGTTTCGCTATATGAGCACAGCGGGATGTCATCAATGCTGATGATCTTTTTAGCTAGCCAGCGGATGCCGTTACCTTTACCTTCATCGCCTAGTTTTGCGTGCCCGCCCACTAGTCCGCCAAGCCAATCCCCCCACCCCATGGACTCGCCAATGATGTAGCCAATGCCACAGGCAAGCGCTACGCTAAAATTATGGGTGGTTGCAAACACCAGTAGGCCAAGCAGCACGCCAACGCCCTTGGCGGCCCAGCCCCACTGGCCGCGACATCGATTTAAAACAGTAAACATGGTGTGTCCTCGCAATAGTAAAGTTTAAATGTTTGCGCTCTGGCCGCGCTTTCGGTACCGCCAGATTGCATTTTGATGCCAACACGCTCGGTAAAGCGTTCGTCCTCATCGGCGTTACTCCGTCGGTCTATTTTTGCCAGCATGGTTTTTAGCCATTCGGTATCGGTCATTTGCCGCAGTATTTGCATCTAAACAGCCTCAGCACTTTTGGCTCGACAATGATGATGACAAAGAGGGCCAGCCGGATTACCACAGCAATACCCGCGATCATGATAAACGCCGCGCCGAGTTTGATGATGAGGCTAGCTAAGGTCATGTGAGCCGACGCCCGGCTTGCAGATCGGCCAAGGTGAAGCCGCCGGTATATTGGCAGTGGGCCAGCTCTGGAAAGCGCTGCCACCGACCCGCCCACTCCAGCCCCAGTGATTCCGCTATCTCGCCGCATTTATAAAAGGTCGGGGTATCTTTCCAGCTAGCTTTGCCGCCAACGATAGGGACAAAATCAAAGGCCAATTTGTAATTGTGAAACGACTGGCCAGCCTTAGCATTTGTTACTTTTTCCCCTGACTCCGTGCGGCCTAGGGCATAAAGCGCCGTCTGTGATTCATGGTCTCGGTAAGTGCTTGTGATAATCACATCAATGGCCTGCTGTTTACACTCATCGATAAACGCCTGGCATAACACAGCCACTTTTGGATGTAGGTCTTTAATATCGCGGCTATTGACCATATCGGCACTCCTAACAGTTTGGGTTGCAAAAACGATACGCCAACCCCTGCCCATTGGCCGCTCTGGAAACGTTTCCAGGCTGAGCAAATTCCCCGCGCGCGCGTAACCTGCAACTTCAATCTTTGGAGCTGTTATGACACGTATCTATTTAGCCGGGCCGATGACTGGCCTGCCGGATTTTAACTATCCGGCCTTTAATCAAGCCGCCGAGCTGCTCAGGGAGCTGGGCTTTGTCGTGGAAAACCCGGCCGAAAACCAGCAGCCGCCGTGCGGTAGTTGGGAGGGCTATATGCGTTTGTCATTAACGCAGATGCTGGCGTGTGATGTGGTGGTACTGCTGCCTAATTACCGGGCCTCGCGGGGGGCCAGCGTTGAAAGCCTGGTTGCCAGTTATCTAAAAATACCCCGCTATATGATTGATGACGTGCTGGAGTTTCCGTCCAAGCTGCGGGATAGGTGTGCCAAGCAAGCGGAGACAAAAAAATGAATTTATTAGCCATTGTCGCCCTGTGTGGCGCGCTGTTGGGCGGCGGTTTTAGTTGGCTGGTTAGTGGCTGGATCAACAGTGTGCAATTAGCTGCAATTAAAACAGAGCAAGCCGAGGATGCCGCGATTGCCTCGCAATTGTCGTTAGATCGATTATCCGCCACGCAAGCCAAGGCCGACGGGCTATCGGCCCGGCTGGCAAAAACCGAATTTGAGTTAAACCAAACCACTTTGGAAAAATCCGATGCTATTAAAAAACTTACTACTGGCCGCGCTTGTCTTAACAGCGCTACTGTCGGGCTGCTCAACCGCGCCCGTGAAACCACTACAGCTGCCGTGCCCGAGCCCCCCGGCCCATCTGTTGCAGAAAGTACCGCCATTGCCACCGATACCGACGTCGCCGGATGGATTGTTACCGCCCAAGGCAGTCACGAGACCTGCCGCGCCCGGTTAAACACGCTAATCGATTTTTACACACCACAGGATGGCCGCAAATGAGCGAGCAAGCACCGGCTGATAACGGCCAAATTATGCACAGCATCGGACAGCTGACCGGCGCAATCCAGTCTATGCACCAGGGCCTGACAGCACGCATTGAAGATATAAAAGACGACATCCGCCGCCTGGATAATGCCAGCAACGCGCGCATGGATCGGATTGAAGAAAATATGGTTCGGCAAATTCATGAGCAAGGCGCTAGCACCAATAAGCGCCTGGACGGCTTGGGCGACCGGGTGTCATCACTGGAAAAGGAAGACAAGATCATGATCCGTGAGATTGCCAAATACTCGGCAATGGGCGGCGGGGCCTCTGCAGCGCTGGTCGCTGGCGTGGTTGAGCTGTTGAAGCGCATCTAATGGCACACGCTCAAGACGTCCGCGACAGTGTCCGCCGCCTGTATATAGAGGGCATGCCACTTAACGGCGCGGCGATCGGTTGCCAGGTTAGCTATGACACGGCCCGCGACTGGAAAGCCCGCGCGCAAAAAAAAGGCGATGACTGGGACACCGCGCGAGCCGCTTATCGCATTAGCGAATGTGGCATTGATGATTTAAACAAGCAGCTGGTTGAGGATTTTGCACGCCAAGTGATTACAACGACCCGCGAGCTGAAAGAATCGACTATTCCGGCGCAAGACAAAGCCCAGCTGCTGGCGCAGTTAGCCGATGCCTACGCCAAGTTTAGCAAGGCGTTTAGTCGGGTTAACCCGCAGTTTAGCGGGCTGTCGGTGGCGCTGGATACGTTAAAAACCATTGCTGATCATCTGGCTAAAAAAGATCCGGTAGCGTTGCGTGTGCTGCAGGAACACCTTGAAGACATTGGGGCGGTGTTGGGGAAGCGTTATGGCTAAAACATTACTAGATAAAATCGAGGAGTATGATTTTGAGTGTATTGGTGGGCCACTGGCTAACTGTACAGACTGGGAACAACTCAAATCCGCGTGTGATTTGTGGATTGTAGTTAAATACTGGGGTGGCGCTGAGTCAATTATTATGCACACCGGTGGTCGTGGTGGTTGGCGGTATTTGGTACATACAAATAAAGCTGAGGCCCAAGCAACGGCGGACGAAATAAATCGCAAATCATTTGGTAATAACCAGGTATGTACGGTGCGGCATTTATTGGATCGGCATCATGGCTGAGCCCATCGAAATTCAAGACGTCCGCAACTGGCATGAGTTTGAAAAAGAGCTGGCCCTGCTCGGCGAGCAGATCCGCAATCAAATCGAGCTGGAGTGCGCCGCGTTTGCTACCGACCCCGCTGAAAGCACCCTTAGACGCGACAAAGCTAAGGTTGACTATGGCTTCTTTTGCAAAACCTACTTTCCGCATTACGTACCGACGGCGCATTTCAGCCTGTTTCACCAGTTTATTTTTGAGCGTTTCCCGGCGATTGTAGACGGTGCCGCTGACGGTCGCGAGGTACATCAAGCGCCGCGTGGCGAAGCTAAGTCCACTTACGAAACCCAGCTGGGCAGCTTGTGGTGCATTGTCACCGGTCGTAAGCACATGATCGGCATCATCATGAACACGGAAGAACAGGCGGCGGAGATGCTGGAAAGTATTAAAGCCGAGCTGGACACCAACCCGCGCCTGGCGATGGACTTTCCGGACGCTTGCGGTCGTGGGCGCGTGTGGCAAGCCACCACGGCCATCACTGCCAACAATATCAAAATCCGTATTGGCGGTACCGGCAAAAAAATCCGTGGGATGAAGCACGGCCCGCACCGGCCTGACTTGATCTTCCTGGACGATCTTGAAAACGATGAGAACGTTAAGGACAAAACCCAACGCGACAAGGTGCAAAAGTATGTGCTGAGCGCGGTGCTGGGCTTGGCCGGGCCGCAAGGCGGGATGGACGTGTTTTGGGTCGGTACCAGCTTGCATTATGACGCGGCCATCAATCGGGTGAGCCGTGCACCGGGCTGGCGGCGTCGGGTGTTTAGGTCAATTATGACGTGGCCTGACAACATGGCGCTGTGGGAGCAATGGGAGACCCTCTATACCCGTGGCGGTGACGATGACGAAAAAGCGGCGCACGAAGCCGAGGCGCTGGCGTTTTACACCAAGCACAAAGCTAAGATGGACGCGGGCGCGGTGTGCAGCTGGCCGGAGGTGCGTCCGCTGTACCGGTTGATGTGCATGCGCGCGGTCAATCACGACAGTTTTAGCCAAGAGCAGCAAAACGAGGCGGGCAACGACGAAAACGCGCCGTTTAAAGGCATTGTTTTTTGGGTTAATAGGTTGTCGGATTGGGTTTTTTTCGGTGCGATTGATCCGTCCCTAGGCAAAAAAGGCACGGTCAAAGGCGACCCGTCGGCCATTTTAGTCGGTGGTTTGGATCGTAAAAACATGGTTTTGGACGTTGTTGAGGCTGACATCTGCCGTCGCGTGCCTGATTTAATCATCAGCCGGGCAATTGATTTGCAGGCTGAATACAACTGCGTAGCGTGGTCTGTTGAGGCGGTGCAGTTTCAATATTTTATGTATACCGAGCTCATCAAGCTGGCGGCGCGGCGCAGCATCGCGTTTCCAGGGATTCCGGACACGCCTAATACGGATAAATCGTTGAGGATATCCAGCCTACAGCCGCACATAGCCAATGGCCTGATTAGATTACATCGCAATCAAAGCACGTTGATCGAGCAACTAAAATTTTACCCCGAGGCCGACCACGACGACGGCCCGGACGCCCTAGAAATGCTATGGCGTCTAGCTCAGCAGTTTGCTGGTGATTGGGCATATACATCGGCTGGTAATAGCCGCAACAAACGGCGCTCGACGAGTCGTCGAAGTGCATATGATGAGGATTGGGATGATGATTGATATACGCCCTATTGGTGATAATTGGTATGAGCTCTACGGCCGGGGAAGCACCGTCGAATATAACACTAGCTAGACACCAACCGCACAGTTGGAGGTTGATCGTTCGCCTCTGGAGACTGTCTACCGACATATTGATGGCTACAAGTGCATTGCCAAAATTAACGGTGTCGGGGAAAAGTCGTTTTTTTACAGTGATTTTGGCTATGTAAATGCGTTTTCAAACGCTAAATCATTTGTGGATAGTTTTTTTAGCGATAAAAAATTGCAAGCTGACATTTTTCTTGAGGAATAAATGATTAAACAAGCCAAAGCCGCCCTAGCCAAACTCACCCAGGTCAGCAAAAAAGGCCTGGACTCCCTGCAAGCCGGGGCACGATCCACGCAAAGCACATCGCTTAATTATCTCAGCGTCAACACGCTTGACCCCACGCGGCTAGCGGCCGCCTTTGCGCAAGCCGATCAGGGCAACATCACCGACCAGGCCACGTTGTTTGAGTTGGTCGAGGAGCAAGACCCGCACATATTTAGTGAGCTGGGCAAGCGGCGCCGCGCGGTGACCGGCTTAGGCTGGCAATTGCACCCGCGTGATGATGCCAATCAAGCCGAGATTGATCGTACCCAAGAGCTAACCGACATGCTCAACAACATCCCGCGTTTTGAGGATGCGCAATACGATTTAACCGATGCCATCGGCAAGGGTTTATCCATTTTGGAGTTTGACTGGCAAACCGGCAGCGAGTGGTTGCCCAAAGCGCTCAACTGGGTACCACAACGGGATTTCAAAATTGATATAAAAACCGGCGAGTTGATGTATTTAAAGAACAGCCTGCCGGAGCCGCTACGCGAGTGGGGTTGGGTGGTGCATGAGCATCGGGCCAAGTCCGGCTATATCGAGCAAGCCGCGTTGTTTAGGGTGCTGGCCTGGACCTATGCTTATAAAGCCTACAACATCCGCGACATGCAGCGGTTTTTAGAGGTGTATGGATTACCGTTACGCTTGGGTAAATATCCAAGCGGCATCGGCAAAAACGAGCGCGATCAACTATTAAGAGCAGTGCGCAACATCGGCAATGACGGCGCGGGCATTGTGCCCAGCACGATGACGATTGATTTTGTCAGCGCGCAAGCCGGTAAAGTGGACGATTTTTTAAACGCTACCGAGTACTGGGAGCGCAAACAATCGCTGGCGATTTTGGGCGGCACACTGACTAGCCAGGCTGACGGAAAAACCAGCACCAATGCACTGGGCTTGATCCATGACAAGGTGCGCCGAGAAATTATGCTGCACGATGTGCGGCAGATTGAGCCGACCATCAACAGCCAGATCATCAATCCGATTGTGTTGTTAAATGGGATGTTTCCGCCAGACCGCATGCCGGTGTTGAAGTACGACACCGCTGAGTCGGTCGATCAAAAAGCCATGGTGGATGTGCTAAAAATTGGCGCTGAGCTGGGCATGGAGATCGATGTCGATTGGGCGCATCAATCGTTACAGATTCCGCGCGCGGGTAAAGATGCCAAGATTTTAACGGCGGGCGGTAAAGCGGTTGTTCCAGCTGCTAATGCTGCATTGACAAGGCTGGCAGCATTGGCGGCGCAAAAGGGCGGCGCTGATGACATTACCGCAGCTTATAGCCAGCAGCTGGCGGCGCTATGTGTACCGCATGAGCAGGCGCTTATTCAACAGATTGCGGCGTTGGTAGCTGAGGCTGGGTCGTTTGATGAGGCGATTGCCGGGATTGAGGCGTTAAAGCTGGACGGTTCGGCATGGGCCGAGTCGGTGGCGTTGGGGTTGGCGGCGGCTAATTTGGCGGGTCGATATGATGAAAATTAAACGGTTATTTTTTAAATGGTTAACGATAAATTATTTTGTTTTTGTAGTGGCAGGGATTTTGTTATATCCGGTTTTAATTGTTTTAGGCATTTTGGCAACTGCTGTCGAAGCCGTGTACTTTTTTTGTTCGGAGTTAAAAGACAGCTCATGGGCGATTGATTTATCAAAAAATAATTTCAATAATCTGCATAAGCATCGGTGGAAAAAGTATGAAAAATGACTATACAACTATGACCGATGATGAGTTAACCGACATCAGGCATGCTATTGCAGCAGAGCATCAACGTCGTGCAGCTGAGCCTAAAAAACCCGTTTTTATAGTCGACGGAATAGCGTACAAAAACTTAGATATCGCGCTGGATAAATTGGTCCATCAAATTGATTATTGCCGTAATTTTGAGGGTGGAGCAATTAAATATTTGGCAGGCTCAATAGAAAATGAACAGCTTATTTTTGGCCTAACGTTTGAGCATTGGTCAGCAACTGAATACAGCGCCAGACCTGATAAAGTTTATGGCTACTAACCCCGCCCAACTGCCATTCAAAGAGGCGATCGATTTTTTTAAAAACAAAACCAAATTGCCTACGTCCGGCTGGACTGACATTTGGCAACAGCAGCACAGTCATGCGTTTGTAGTCGCCGGTGCAGCTCAAGATGCGTTGGTTGAGGATTTTTATAACGCCATTATCCAGGCTAAAACCGTGGGCAGTGGTTATGAGGAGTTTAAGCAGTCATTTCAAGACATCGCCACCAAGCATGGCTGGTCATATAACGGCGCGCAGGGCTGGCGTAGCCGCATCATCTACGATACCAACATCACCCAATCCTATAACGCCGGGCGCTATCAACAAATGATGGCCGTCAAACACTTGCGCCCATTTTGGGAGTACGACCACACCAGTATTGAGCATCCGCGCCTGGAGCATAAAGCCTGGGATGGGCTTATTTTACCGGCAGACGATCCTTGGTTTGATGTGCATTACCCGCAAAACGCTTGGGGCTGTAAATGCCGCGTGCGCTCGCTGACCACTACTGAGGCTGAGCAAAAGTGGCAGTTACGCGGTAAATCCGGCCCCGACCAAGCGCCCCCGATCGAGTGGGAAGATAAGGTAGTCGGTAAAAACGGCAGCAACCCGCGCACTGTGCAGGTGCCGAAGGGCATTGATCCGGGCTTTGCGTACAATCCCGGCAAGGCGTATTTAGAGCCGCATACAGTACCGCCGTTGACGGGTTATGGTGGGGTTTTAAAGCAACGTGATAAGCCATGGCCAACTGGATTTAAAGTGCCCGACATGCCAGCACCAACTAAAGTATCGCCCAATATTTTATTGCCTTCCGATATCGCTCCGGAAGCTGCCGTCGATGAGTTTTTAAGTATATTTGGTGCGACAGTTGATGAGGGTGTAGCGTTTGAAGATGCTGCAGGCAGTACATTAGCGATTACAAAAGCATTGTTTCATGATGGTTCCGGGCAGTTTAAGTGGTTGGCAAAAGCCGAAAAATCTAACCGGATGCAATATGCTAATTTGCTGGCAATGGCTCTAATAGAGCCGGATGAAATTTGGTGGCAGTGGGAGGAAGATCGAGCCTGGTCTGATAAAAACCCTGAGCAACCGAAGCGCTGGCGATTAAAACGTCGTTATTTACGTGCTTTTGAGGTTAATGGTACTGGGGAGTTTGCTATTTCTGTTTTTGAGTGGGGACGATTGGGATGGTTTGGGTCAACTGCATTTATGGCGGAGCCGAGTAGCGCTAAGCAGCGTCTGAAATACTTTGATAAGCAACGGCTAGGTCGGTTGCTGTTTAAGAAAAAATGATAGGTTCATCTGTAAAGCCTATCTATGGTTTTGGTTGGGTCTGCCGTACAGTCGGCCTGTCTCCTATCGCCACATTCTTATTATATAGGCGACATTGAATTATGCAATTTGAAATCGAATTTAATGATGACCATTTGAATCGCATCATGGATGCGGTTCGCCGGGAAATAGCAACGCCACAAGAGATGCTGGGCAGTATCGGCGAATCGTTGTTTAACGCTAATCAAAAGCGCCATGATGCAGGCAAAGATCCTGAAGGCAAAGATTGGCAAGAATTGTCGTTAGTAACCTTGGCTCAAGGTAAACGCAAAGGCGGGCCACTTAATAAAACAGGTCGTATGCTAGCCAGCTTTCATTATTCAGTTAATGGCGACGATTTGGTATTGGGATTTGATGAATCACGAGTTCAAGGCAAGTTGCCTGGTATTCATCATTTTGGTACTGAGCGTAAAGGTCGGCATCCTGGCATCCCAAAACGGGACTTAATTGGCTTCCCTGATTCTGACAAAAAGATTGTCACTGATGTGACTGTTGATCATTTAACGCGTGTTTTAAATCGCGTTCGTTGATCTAATTAATACTGTTTAAATAGGATTAATACCCCAGTTAGTTAACTAATTAATCCTATTTTTTTCTTATTTTTTTATTGTTTATCCCCCAATCTGTCCGGAATTCAAGATTTTTTTGTTTATAGCCAAACCCTAGAGTTTTCGGGGCTTCTCGGGTGTTTTATCCCTTCCTTCCCTGTCCGGTTTCACCCCCCTCCCTACTCTGG